CCGGTCGATATTCTTCGAGCCGTTACTCTAGCGGTAAGCGGATCTCTTACCTCCGCCGGTACGACGACGGCTACTCCGGCTAACGGAACTACCTATAACCTCGTAACTGCCGCTTCTAATAACCTTGCCGCTATTAAAGCTACCGCCGGTAACTTATACGAGATAACCGTATCTAATCCGACCGCTACTCCGGCTTATATTAAGCTCTATAACAAAGCGACCGCTCCGGTAGTCGCCTCCGACGTTCCGGTATTAACGATAGCTATTCCGGCGACCGCCGCAGGAGTAGGAGAAAAAAGCTTTAACTTCGGAGCTATCGGTAAACGATTCGCTACCGGTATCGCTATCGCCGTAGTCGGAGGAGCAGGAGCTACGGACGCTACTAACGCCGTCGCAGGAATACAGGTTAACGCTACCTATATCTAGGGTAGTTATATTATTTTAGAAATGTAGTATCATTAACATAGGAGAAATAATAATGCCTAAAACTAAATACGGAAATATCTTACAGTTCGCTAACGAGGATACGCAGAAAGCGTCTTTTAATGGTACTATTTACCGAAAGCAACTCGTTAAGTTCGGCGAGTGGGAGAATCCGGATTATCCTTGGTTTAGCGACGATCCTAAAATGACGCTAGACGAAGACTGGGGTAATCGAGTTAAAGAGAACTTCGACGCCGGTAATCTCGGTTCGAAAGTTCCTGTACCTCTTAATCATACCGACGACGTTAAAGCTAATACCGGCGAACTCGTAGGAGTAGAGGTAGTAGCCGGAGACGGTCTTTACGGTAATCTCGAGATCCGAGACGCCGAAACTATCGAAGCTCTCGATAATGGTCTTATATTCGACGTATCTATCTCTTTCGTATGGGATTTAGTCCGACAAGATAACGGAAAGCACTACGGACCAACGCTTCTACACGTTGCTCTCGTAAATACTCCGTACCTTATCGGTATGAGTGCTTTCGAAAAAGTCGGTGCGGCGTTAAGTAAATTAAATAAATCCTTTAAGCCTGTAGGACTATCGCTAAATAATGGCGGTGCTATAATGCTTTCAAGGACTAAGATAAAGGAGTTAGCAAACGTGGAAGAATCAACTATCAAAAACGACAAAGACTTCGACGTTACCGTTACCTATAAGGACGGCGACGAAGATAAAGAAGTAGTAGTTAAAGCCGGAGAAGACGTTGTAGTACCTACAGCAGTCGCCGAGGAAGTTACTACACAAATCGCCGACGCTGTAAAGCCGGAAGACGAAGACGATTCTTCTAGCGAAGATGAGAACAAAGACGACGACGCTAATAGCGACGACGACTCTAACTCCGACTCTACCGACGAAAACGCCGACGAAGAAGACGAAGACGAAAAAGATCCTAAAAAGGCTCTCGCTAAGGCTAATCTTCGTAACGCCGAACTAACCGTAGAGAAGCGATACGGCGAGCTTCTATCCGCCGGTAAAGTTATTCCGGCACAAAAAGACCGAATCCTCGGTCTCGCTAAGATGAGTCAGGGCGTACAGCTCTCGACCGATAGCGGTAAGAAAATCGACCTCGCTAGCGTAGTCTTCGATATTCTCGAAGCCGGTAACGTAAAGTTCTCAACCGAAGAAAACGGTTCGAATAAAGAGAACGAGGACGAAGAAAATAAGGACGACGATACCTCAAACGCCGATAAGAAACCGTCCGAATCACTTTCAGAAGCTGAACTTGCAGGATTTAAAGCTGTAGGAGCAGACCCCGCTAAAATGGACGAGCTAGCGGAGAAAGACCCAGTCTTTCGTGAGGCTCTCAAATCATTAAGTAAAAAGTACGAAAAGAAAGGTAACTAGCTATTATGGCAGATACAACTACTCGCCGAGACGAACAGCACCAGCAAGGTATTCAGTTCGCTCTAGAACAAGGCGCAGAAAAAATCGTCGAGGGAGCTTTAGTTAGCGTTAACTCGGCAGGATTCGCAGTAAACGCAGGAGACGACGCAGGAGCTGTCTTCGCTGGCGTTGCTCAAGAAACAGTCGACAACTCCGCCGGTGCGGCAGGAGATACCGAGATCGTAGTTCGATCCGGTGGAATCGTTCAGGTTAAGACCGCTTTTAGTGCGGCTCAAACGAACGTAGGCGACGAAGTTACTCTATCGGACAATCAGACCGTAGACGTAGCCGGTACTACTACTAACGACGTTGTATGTGGTCGTATACAAAAAGTCGAAAGCTCGAGCGTAGTTCGAGTAGCTCTCTACCCTTTCGGTAGCAAGCGATAATAGTAAAATAATAAAAGTCTAAGGAAAAAAATACTATGGATTCAATTCTAGCAAAAGGACTTTTGACTAACTTCTTCGAGGGTTACAACTCGACAGTTACTTACTGGCAAGAAGTTGCGACAAAAGTTCCGTCAACCGCACGTAGCGAAAACTACGCTTGGATAGGCTCTATCCCTCGTATGCGAAAAATGGAAGGCGAGCGAGTTCCTAAAAAGCTCTTAGCTCACACTTACACTATCGTAAACGAAGAATACGAAGCTTCTATCGAAGTAAAACACGCCGATATTAAAGACGATCAGACCGGACAGTACGGTATTCAGGCTAAGTCTATCGGCGAATCCGCTAAGGCGTTCCCAGACGAGCTAATCTTCGAGACGTTGCTACCTAACGGTACAACCGAATTAGCTTACGACGGTCAGTACTTCTTCGACACCGACCACCCAGTCGGCGAAACTGGAGCTACTCAAAGTAACAAGCTTACTGCGGCTCTAAGTGCTGGTACGTTTAACACCGCTCGTGGAGCGTTGCGACGTATGAAAGACGATAGCGGTCGTCCTACTATTAACCGTAATATGGACTTACTATTAGTCGTTCCTCCTGAATTGGAAAACACAGCAGAGCAGATCCTCGAAGCAGAGCGAGACGCTAGCGGTGCTACGAACACTAATAAGGGTAAGGCTCGTATTCTCGTAGTCGATTGGCTTACAGATACTAACAACTGGTACCTACTTAACGTAGCCGGTGTTATTAAGCCTTTCGTTCTTCAAGAGCGTGAGTTTATTCCTTTCGAATCCTTGGAAGAGGGCTCAGAGGGTAACTTTATGCGAAAGAAGAACTACTACGGTACTTACTGGAGAGGAAACGCCGGATACGGTCTCTACCAGAAAGCTATCGGAAACATTGTAGCCTAGCCTATAATAGTAGCTTAGAGGGAGGGAGGCTTCGGCTTCCCGACCTCTACTACTCGAACTAATTAACTCTAGTAAAGGAAGACCAAATTATGGCGAAAACTAAATCATACGAAGTAGAAATGGCTCATACTACCGGTAGCGGAGCTAAGAAAACTATGTGGCGAGCCGGTCGCTTGTTCGAGGTTAAAGTACCTCAACTCCTAGACCTAACACCGGCGGAAGTGGAGGCTTTCGAAGATGATAAGCGATTCTCAATTAAAGAGGCGTCAGAGCTTACAAGCTCGACGGACTCGAGCGACGAGGCTAGCGATAGCGGAGAAGACTCACAGGACGCCGGAGACGAAGCCGAAGACGACGCTACGACAGAAGATAGCGATAGCGAAGATTCTTCTAGCGACGAAGCGGAAGAAGTTAGCGACGACGTTACGGAAGACTCGAGCGAAGAAGAAGTCGTTACTACGGTAGACGATCTCGTTAAGAATAACTCTCGTAAAGAACTCGACGCTCTAGCTCTCGAAGCTGGCGTAGAAGCTCCCGAGACCCTTTCAGGTAAGCCAGAAGTAGCACAGGCGATAGTCGACGCCGAGGCTCGCAATCAAAGCGAAGCTACTTCTTAATAAATCGACTAAGGAGTAGTTAGTATGGCAGTCGTTAGCGAAAAAGATTATTCTTCCCTACAAGATATACGAGAAGAAGCCGGACACCAGCACCTAAATAAATTAGAGGCTCTTACCGGACTCGCTAACGGCTCTAATACTAATTATTACGTAAAGCGTACCTACGTAGTCGATTCGAACTACGACGACGTTCTAAACGTCGATACTAGCTCCGGAGACGTCGTAGTCTACGTCAACGACTCGGCGGTCGAGGTCTCGGCTATCGACGCTAATACCGGTAAGATCTCTCTAGCTAACGCTCCGGCTAACGGAGCTACGGTTCTAGGTACTTATTACCACTCGAGTATTAACGATACTAAAGTCGCAAAATATCGTAAGGAAGCTATTAGCTACGTACAGCGTAAGATTAACGGTATTATCGACTTCGGAGCTTGGACGGACGTAGACGTACCGCCTATCGTACAGACGGTCGTACGTATTTACGCCGCAGGACTTATCCTTATCCGAGATCAAGGTCTAAACGCCGATACCGAGAATACGTCTAAGGACGGCTATAAGCGACTCTCTACGGCTAAATCTTTACTACAAGAGTATATCGACGAGGAATCCGGCGGTAACGCTTCTACGGCTCGAGTTCGAGCTACCTCTCGCTCCGACGGTAATATCTTCCCTCGTAATACGGATCTATCTACCTTTAACGAGACGCAGAGTACGACCGAACACTTTATGCGAGGCGATTAATGATTACCTTAAACGTAACTTTAGAGGGAGAGAAGCAATTAAGTCGCCGGTTAATGACTATACCGAGCGATATTAGTAACTGGAAGATCCCTTTATTCCGTATCGGCGGAGAGATCCGAGGCTCGATAGATCAGAACTTTAGCTCGAGAGGGGCTTTATTCGGACGTTGGGTACCACGTAAGGATAATCTACCGCACCCTCTACTAGAGAAGACCTCTACTATGCGGCGTAATTTTAAACAGTCTCTTGGTCCGGACTATATCGAGATCTTTAACCCGACCTCTTACTTTAAGTACCACCAATCGAATAAGCCTCGTAAAAAGATACCTCGCCGAGTTATGATGAAGATAGACGACGAGCGTAAACGATTTATACAACGAGAGTTCCAGAAGCATATAAACGACGCTCTAAGGAAAGGAGTCTAGCTAAATGAGTTTATCCGAATACCGAGATCCTATTCTAAAGGCGATTATAGATATGCTCGAAGCCGACGGACCAGCCGAGCTAAGAGGTCATTATATCTATGGCGATACCCTCGCTCCGCCTAAATCCGCTCTACCGGTTATCTCCGTAGCTCGAGACGGTACGAGAGTCCTCTCCGACGGTACAATGCTAGACCGGCACGTTACGAGTATCGTAATGGCGGTAATCGTCGACTATACTTCCGATCTTAATACCTCGTTCGATCTATCCCGAGGTACTTCGCAACTCTACGAACTTATCGAGAAGCGAGACGTAACGACGCAAGAATTAGCTCATAATACGCTAGCCTACGCTCTCCGAAAGAATCAAAAACTAGCCGACGATCTCTTTATCTCTATTAACGACGACGGACTTCTTATAGATTACGGCTTAGGGGTCGAGAAGCGAGGATCTAATATCTTCTCCGTAGAGGGTATTCTCCGCTTTAACGTCGAAAAAACGCAACGTAAGGCGAATCTATATTAAATAAGCGTATTATAGTATCATTAAGCTAGGAGTAAATAAATGTCAAAAGATAAAGAAGTTACATCAGTCGAAAACGAAGTAGTCGAAACTAAGCCAACCGCTACCGGCAGGGTGTATAATTTTACTAGACACGGATTTATTGTCGAAGCTAAGAGCCTTAAAGAAGCTCAAAAAGCTTTAGAGACTCACTTAAAAGAAACTAAACAGGAGGCTAAGTAATGGCAAAAGTTATCGGTCGTACTGGAGCTATCGGAATAGCGGTAGAAGCGACGCAAGGTACAGCCGTTGCTCCTACTTTCTTCGTACCAGTACAGAGCTATTCGTTCGACGATAAAGTCGAATACGTTAAGAACGATTCCGCTATGGGGCGAATCGAGGAGTTTAACGACGCAGATATTATTAAACAATGGGGCGAGGGCGAATACGGCGGTAAGATCTTTATCGACTCCGTAGGAGCAGAGCTTACGGCGGTATTCGGAGCTTCTCCGGTATCCGTAGAGCGTGGTACGAGCGACGTTTTCGATCACACGTACGAGTTAGCTAACAATAACGATCATAAGAGCCTAAGCGTATCCTACGTAGACGACGTACAAGACGTCCGTTCTCCGTTCGCTATGGTTAACTCTTGGTCTCTCGAAGTAGCCGTAGACGACTACGTAAAGCGTACGATTAACCTAATCTCTAAGAAGTCCGCTACCGTCTCTAACGCTCCGGCGTTTACGAACGAAGTAGAGTTTATTCCTAGTATGGTTAGCCTAAAGCTAGCTACGAACGCCGCAGGACTAGACGCCGCAAGTGCGATAAACGTAACGAGCTTTAATATGGAAGTCGCTAAGAACGCCGAGGCTCTCTACGTTCTAGGTTCTAAAGAGCCGGAAGACATCATTAACAAGCAATTCGGAGTTACCGGAACTATCGAGCTTTACTTCGAAAATACTACTTACCGAGAATACGTAATGGCTAATACCCACCGAGCGGTACGCCTCTCTATGGTAGATACTACCGTTAACCTCGGTACAGGTCATAACCCCGAGCTACGCTTCGACCTTAACGAAGTAGCCTTTACGGAGTTCGAGCGAGGCTGGGACGCTAACGATCCTCTAAAGCAGACTCTAAACTTCGAAGCTTTAGTATCCGTAACCGACGACGCTATGATTACCGCTCGTCTTACAAACTTGCAAGACGGCTCAGATTACTAGAGAATAGAGATAGTTAAATAATTAGGAGACCAGAAAATATGGAAGACCGAGAATCTTACGAAGTAGTAACCCCTGTTAAGGGTATTAAAGTAGTCCTTAAATCTTGGATTACCGGACGAGAATCACAGGCTATAGATACGGCTATGTTCGCCGGAGTCGGTACTAGCGTCGACGGTAAGAAGTTACAGCCGAAGCTATCCGACTCTATGATCGCCGACCAAGAGAACGCCTCTATTAAAGCCGTAGTCGTTAGCGTCGACGGTAGCGATAAAGACGTAGTTAACGCCGTTCTAAATATGCGAGCCGGAGATTATAAGTTCGTACTCGAAGAAGTCGATAAAGTCGTTAACGGCGGTATCGACGAAAAAAAAGCCAACGGCTCAGAGACCAGTACTACAAAGTCCTAGCTAACGGTAAGGGTCGTATAGACGACGACCGCTTCTCGATAGCCGTCCTCTGTGCCTCGCTAAACTGGACTTATCAAGATTACGCTTCGCAACCGGCTTGGTTTATCGAGCTATTAAAAATTAAATCGGAGACGGAATCGGAGTACGAGCGTAATACCGCTCCTAGTTCTAAATAGGTCTCTAAGTGGTATCATTAGAATATGACGGACGAAGCTAAACTAAAAATCTTAATCGAAGCACAAAACAGAGCTAAGGGAGCTTTCGACGAAGCTAACGGACAGCTCGAGAAGACTTCGGGTCGCTTCGATTCTATGAACGAAAAGCTCGATAGGGTTAGCGATAAAATGAAAAACGTCGGCGGTAAAATGTCGGCGACTCTCACGCTTCCTATTTTAGCCGGAGCTGGTCTCGCCGTTAAGTCGTTCTCCGATCTACAAGAGACGCTTAATAAGGTAGACGTATCTTTCGGTAATCAGTCCGTAACCGTTAAGGCGTGGGCTCAAGACTCTATTAAGAGTATGGGTCTCGCTCGACAGTCGGCTCTCGACGCTACGGCGTTATTCGGCGATATGGGTACAGGTATGGGGCAGACGCAGACGGAAGCCTCTAAAATGTCTATGGGCTTAACGCAACTCGGGGCGGATATGGCGTCCTTTAAGAACGTCTCTTTCGAAAGGGCTCAGACGGCTCTAGCTGGTATCTATACCGGCGAAACGGAAGCTCTTAAAGGTCTCGGTATCGTAATGACTCAGACTAACCTCGAGGAGTTTGCTCGAGCTAAGGGTATTAACAAGTCAATGCAAGAGATGAGTCAAGCGGAATTAGTACAGCTTCGCTATAACTACGTAATGGATAAGACGAAGAACGCTCAAGGCGACTTCGCTCGTACCTCCGACGGTATCGCTAATAAGACTCGTATACAGGCGGAGCGAACGAAAGAGCTATCGGCTCAGTTCGGCGAAAAACTAGCTCCGGCTTATAATAAGCTCCTCGATACCGGTAGTAAGGTACTCGACTTTTTTAATAAGCTCTCGGACGGACAGCAAAAAGCTCTCCTAATAGCCGTCGGCGTTATCGCCGCACTTGGACCGCTAATTATGATTATCGGACACCTTATAACGGTCGTTAAAGCTCTTAACGTAGCGTTCGCTTTCTTAGCCGCAAATCCGATAATCCTCGCTATCGCCGCAATTATTCTAGTAATCGCCGGTCTCGCTTACTTAATTATTAAGAACTGGGATACGATAAAGGCGTTCTTTATAGGACTCTGGAATACCGTTAAAAAGGCGTTCGAGAGCTTTACGAAGTGGGTAGCCGGAATCTTCGGACCAATAATCGACGGAATCGTTAAAGCGTGGGAGGGGATCGTAGGATTCTTTACCGGACTATGGAATACCGTAGTCGGGGTCTTTAACGCTATCGTCGGATTCTTTCAGAAGTGGGGGCTTACGATCCTAGCTATTCTATTCTGGCCGTTTACTCTAGCCGTCGGACTTATTATTACGTTCTGGGAGCCAATTAAGGCGTTCTTTAACGGAGTCGTACAATTTATAATCGCTATCTTTACTCCTATCGTACAGTTCTACGCTATGATCTTTAGCACCGCTTGGAATATCGTCGTTAGTATCTGGAACGCCGCAGTCGGATTTTTCTCGGGAGTATGGAACGGTATCGTCGCTATCTTTAATCAAGTAGTCGGCTTCTACGCTATGGTCTTCGGTACGGCGTGGAATATAATCGTCTCTATCTGGAATCAAGTAACCGGCTTCTTCGCCGGTATCTGGAACGGTATCGTAACGATATTTAGTCCGATTATCGGCTGGTTCGCTAACGTCTTCTCTCAAGCTTGGAATCGAATTACCTCTATCTTCGGACAAGTAGCCGGATTCTTTAGGGGCGTATGGAATAGTATCGTAAGTATCTTTACGAATATCGGTACAAGCGTCGGTAATGCTATCTCCGGAGCGTTTAAGTCGGCGGTTAACGGCGTTCTCTCCGGAGCGGTAAATATAATTAACGGCGTTATCGGTACGATTAACGGAGCTACCTCGGCGATAAATAAGATCCCAGGAGTTAATATCCCTCAAATCGGTAAGCTATCCGTACCTAGCTTCTATACCGGAGTTCGAAACTTCGGCGGAGGTATGGCGGTAGTCGGAGACGTTAACGGACGAGGAGGAGAGTTAGTCTCGCTTCCTAGCGGTTCGGACGTCTATAATAACCGAGAGACGAAGCGTATCCTAAGCTCTCTAGCCGAGGGCGGAGGAGTCGGCGGAGGTATGACGTTTAATAACTACGGATCTATCGTTAACGAGACTCCGGAAGCGTCGCAAGCGTTCTGGGATAGGTTTAACCGAATAAGCGAACTTGCGTCGCAGGGAGTACCGACAAATGGCTAGAGCAGTCGTATTAGACGGATTAGATTTACAAGCCGGTTACGTCCGTATTACGGAGACCGACGCTTTTAACGCTCCTCCGAAAGTCGTAGACGTTATACAGTTAGCTAGAAAGGACGGAGCTAAAGCCGTCTTCGAACGCTTTAAGGATCGTAAGATTAACCTTACCGGCTATATTCAAGCCGATACGGAGTTTAACGCCGACGGCGTACTAGATCAGTTAAAGAGCTACGTAAATCGTCGGGGTCTCGAGTTTAAGCTAGGCTATCTCGGAGATTTTCGAATATGGAACGACGTAAGAGTCGAGAATCTACAAGTCGCTAGAAAGAATACCGACGTCTCTCGTATGGGCTTTAACTTACAGTTAGTCGCTCCTAATCCTTTCGCTCAAGACGCTACGAAAACGACGCTCGTCGACGAGACCGGCGTTACTACCGCTTCTAACTTCCCAGTCGTAGCCGGAGGTTCTTATTTTGCTCAACCTCTTACGGTAATTACGATTAACTCGATTAACCCAGACGACGACTTCGTAACGCTCTCTATCGGTAACGCTATCGAAAATACTTATATGGATATTCCGAATATCTTTGAAGCCGGAGACGTAGTAACTATCGACTCCTTTAACGAGATTATTTATAAAAATAGTGAGATAATCGAGGGTAACGGTAGCTGGCCTATATGGTCTCCGACCGGCGGTACGTTCGAGTTTAGCTTCGACGCTACGACTATTAACGTAGATATTTTCTCAGACTACTATAGGAGGTGGCTCTAATGTTAGCGGTAAAATCAAACTATCTAAAAGATAAAATTATAAAGCACGTTCTAGCCGAGGCTAGCTTTACTATGCCGACTAATACGTACCTCGCTCTCTATACGACTAATCCGACCGTAGCCGATACCGGTACGGAATCTACTGGAGGTTCTTACGCTAGACAGCTTCTATCGTTCGCTAACGCTTCGGGAGGATCTAAGGTATCGAATACTTCCGAGACGTTCTCGAGTATGCCAGCCTCTACCGTTACCCACTGGGGTATTAGAGACGCAAGTTCAGGAGGTAATCTACTTTACTTTGGAGCGTTCGATTTACCGATACAGCTAAATGCTACGGATAATCTTACGATTAACTCCGGAGATATAGTAATCGGGGAGGTCTAAGGATATGGCGACCTTTACGACTCCTTGGCTTCTACCTAGCCGAGTTACTACCGACGACTCTATCGGCGATACCTCTTGGGTAGAACTCGACGATATACTTCTCGACGACGGCTCTTACGCTACCTTTAGCTTCGTTAACCTATCCGGCGTAAATACCGGTGCTTTAATGCGAGGACACCTCGTAATTAACGACGTTATAGATACCGCTAACGACGTCGTAACCTCTAACGACCAATATCCTTTCGCCGACGCCGGAGGAGCTTCTAACGTATGGGGTCATACCGGTATGAGCGGAGCGGATATTAAAAGCTCTAAGTTCGGCGTAGCGTTCGGTATAGGACGTTTTACCTACTCGGGTTCGGTATACTCCGATAAAGCCTACTACCTCGTTCTAACCGACTTTAATCCTACTATTCCGGATAACGCCGTCGTAACTGGTATCGAGGCGACGTTCGATACGCAAAATCCTAGTACCGGAGGCGGTACGGATACGATTCAATACGATACTATTAAAGTCCGTTATACCTTTACTTGGGATATAGAGATCGTAGCCGAAGCTTCCTCGTTCGGCGGTATCTATATCGACCCACCTAACCGAGAATTACCGCAAAAGAAGTATCGTTTTAAGGCGTATAGCGAGACCGGCGATTATCTCGGAGACTGGAAAGATCCGGCGAACGATCCTAGCTATAAGCAAGATATAAATAACGTAATCGGATCTATGCCTATTACCCTAGCTCGTAACGATATTACGGTAGAGTCCGCCGTCGATACCCTCTTAAACGAAGACGACGCAGTACTTACGAACGAAGACGACTCTCCGTTCCTAATCGACATATCGCCGGTAACAGGTCTCGGAAGCGGTACGACCCTAGATACGAATCATACGGTAGAAGTCGACGCTATTTACGGACAGTTCGAGGCTCTACTTAACGAGGACGATACGCCGATTCTAAACGAGGACGGTTCGCTTCTTCTTGTCGAGGAGGGATACCCACTCGGTAGGACTATCTTTAGAGGGTACGTTCCTCGCTGGGAGCTTCCTCTCGACGGTTCGGCTATTAAGACCGAGATCCGTTCGTTCTCGCAAGACTTAAATAACATTATCCTCGAGACCGAAGACGTAATTTACGTCGATACCGGATTACCTAACAACCTTAGTCCGTACTCGAATACTATCGGAATCGCCGGAGGTGGTCCGACCGATTACGACGTCGTATATCAGAGCTTTACTATAGCCGCACAAAAGACATTTTCTAAAGTACGGTTAAACGCTATAGCCGGCTGGTACTTCGACGTAGACTTTAGTGTAGGTATATTCGGCGGTACTCCGTCGGCGTTCGGAACGTATTACGGAGGCGGTTCGGCGTTCGCTAATAGAGACGAGCCGGAGCTTTATACCGACGTATCGTTCGATACTCCGATAACCTTACCGGCTGGTACGTACTTCTTTATGTTTACTACTTCGCAATCTAAGACCGGCGGTAACGTAACGTATCCGATTAACTTCGGTCTAGCTCCGACGGCGTACTCGGGAGGTTCTCTCTGGTACTATACGAACGATACCGGACTCGTTAACGATACTTCGAAAGATATAGCCTTTACGCTCTACGAAGCCGGAGGCGATACTTCCGTACCGTTCCTATCTAAAGATCCGAGTCAAATCCTACGCTCTATAGTAGACTTTGCTCGAAGCCGAGGAGCGGATATAAACTATACTTCCGACTCGATAGAAGTAACCGAGACGCTCGTCTCCTATACGTTTAATACGAATACGATTAAAGAGGCTATAGATAAAGTTCTCGAGCTAGCTCCGTCTAACTGGTATTACTATTACGACTTTGGTACGGATACGATCTACCTCCGAGAGAAGCGTAATACTCCGGATAGGTGGCTTCGTAGAGGTCAGTCCGTAGTCGATGGTAAGATCGTAAAAACTATAGAGCAAGCCGTTAACGACGTTCTATTCTCGGGAGGCGGTTCTCCGACTAACCTATTTAAGCGAACTCGACAAACTCCGTCCGCCGGTACTCGCCGAGGTCTTAGGAAGCTATCCGATAACCGAGTAACCGACTCTAGTACGGCGGTTATCATATCTCAAGGGTTAATAGATCAGTACGAAGACGCTCTTTATGCCGGAGACGTTACGATTACCGAGGACGGTACTTTCTACCTCGAAGACGTAGCGGTCGGAGAGACCGTCGGATTTATCGGCTTCGGCGGTATAGTCGACGCTATCGTCGTACAAAGCGTATCGAAAGACTACCGACCCGATATAATGCCTCTCGCTTTAACCTATAACGTACCGCAAGTAAATAAGCGAATCGAGGATATTAAACGTAATCTCGAGGTCGTCGAAAATAAGAACAATCCGACAGAGCCTAGCTAGTGCTATAATAACGAATAAGGAGTAATAATAATGGGTAGAATATCAGCTTTAACCGAACTAACAAGCCTAGCGTCCGACGATTATCTCGTCGTCCTAGATAGTTCGGCTAATATCGCTAAGAAAATTACGATAGCTAACGCTTTCGGTATTCCGGACTTAGGCTTTACCGCTTCCGGCGAATCTTGGACGTACGCCTCGGCGTCTACTATAACCGTTCCTACCGACGCTACAGTTAAATACGCTAAAGGTATGGTAATTAAGATTACGCAGACGACCGGCGGTACTAAGTACGGTACGATTATAAACGTCGCTTCTACCCTCTTAACGATAGCTTGGCGTAACGGAGCTACTCTCGCTAACGAAGCTATTACGTCTCCGTCCTACGCCGTAGGAGCTTCTCCAGTAGGAGCAGGACAGATAGAGACTACCGCTATTAAAACTCCGTCGAAAGTCTCCGCTTACTGCTCTAGCGGTAAGACTATTACGAATACGAGTCTTATCGTCGACTTACAGACGGAGCTTTTCGATACGAATAGCGAGTTCGCTTCTAGTCGATTTACTGCTAAGGTAGCCGGATACTACCAAGTAAACGCTCAAGTATGGTTCGGCTCTGCCGGTGCCGGTTCTTCCGAGTATTGCCAGTTCGCTATTAGAAAGAACGGTTCGGCTACCGGTATGCCGGAATCTATGCGTCATAACGGTAGCGATAACGCTAACCGACTAATGCGACCTAACCTAAGCGTCCTTATCGAATTAGCCGCAGGAGACTATATCGAGCTATGGGGTACTATGGTCGGTTCTCGAGATATTGTATCCGGTCAATCGCAGACTTTCTTCCAGTGTTATATGACATCGCAAGCTTAATAAAGGAGACCAAATTATGGCTAAAAAAGGACTATATACAAAACAAGAAGAACAATACGGCGGTATCTTTCATAACCTTAGCTACGAGGAAGCCTCTAAGCTTACCGATAAAAAAGCTAAAGAACTATTCGAGAATCTCGAAACTCCGGAGACTCCCGAGTTTACCGGCGTATCTTTCGACGATCGTATCAAGTTCTTAGAAGATAACGGTTACGAAGTCTCTCGAGAGAACTTTACTACCGATCTATCGGCTCGTCCTAAAGAGGAAGACGCTATTTAGTTATGGACCCGTCCGCAGGGCTTACGAGTTACCTATTTACTCAAGGAGTATTAGGCTTCGCCGTATTCGTCCTCGGGTGGGTTTGTATTAAGCTGTATAATAGTAGAGAGAACGACCGAACGGCTCACGCTCTCGAAGTTAAGCAACTACAAAAGGAAAAAGAAGATATTATCGAGGCTCGTCGAGTCGAAAGTAATACTACGACTAAAGAAGTTCTCTCGGTATTGCAAACTAATTCACAGTCTAATAATCTACTAGCGAGTAAAATAGAGGCTGTAAAGGGAGACCGTAACTAATGGGCTTATTCCGCCGAAAGAAAGGTAGCGTAGAGAGCGTCGAGATAAAAGCCGACTCTGTTAGTATTACCGAATCTTCTCCGGTTACGAAGACTCCCGACCCTATAGTCGAGATTATCGCTAACGAGAACTCTAAGAAAGAAGTTATCGAGGAAGCTAAAAACGCTAGTAATAAGCTTAACGACCTATTGGTTCAGAACGGCTTTACCATTAAAATATATCTAGCGGCAGGTGGAAAGCCTCCGATTAAAAAAGCAGGAAGTAGATAAATGATAGCACTCGTACCGTATATAATTATCCTACTCGCTATAAGTGCTATAGCGATGATTTTTATGTTCCGAATTATAAACCGGCAGATCGACCTTTTTAAGCGACCGATTACCGAAAAGGATATTAAGACGTTCCGACATACTCTATTCGCTATCTCTATAACGATCGTCGTAATGGGTCTAATACCGATCGGTATTAACGTAATTACCCTCTTAATCGAAGTAGGCGGTAACGGTAATAGCGGTAGACCGAGTAACGTCTCTCCGATTAGCTTCGTATACTCTATGGGCGTCCACTTACAGACGCTTCTTCTTTCGTATTTACTTTGGCGGATTTACCGGCTAGCTAACGACGACGATAAATAGTGCTATAATTACTTTATAAAGGAGACCAAGTCTATGAGAATCGCAGGAATATCGGGCTTTTATCAAGCTCATAGTAGTAACTACCAAGCAGGACGAGGCGGACGCTCTATTAAATATTTTACGGTACATCATACCGCCGGATTCGAGTCTACCCTCCGCTACCTCTGGGCTAACGCTAACCGAGGGGCTTCTTCTACGTTCTTCGTCGGACAAGGTTATTACGAGCAATACGTCGATACTAACGATACTCCTTATACGAACGGTAACTTCGTCTCGAATCAAGAGTCTATTACTTGCGAGACTCGGGGAGACTGGCGAGGTTATTACGATCAGTCGACGCTAAATACGCTACAGGAGCTAATGTACCAGTGTCTAAAAGTCTATCCGAATCTTATTCTTACGTTCCACCAAGACGTAAGCTCCGTCTATACCCTATGTCCTGCCGACCTAAAGAATAAAGGCTGGGCTTTAAACGTATGGAATAACGCTAAGGCTCGTATCGCTAGCGAGAACGCTCCAGCTCCTACGCCGACTCCTCCTCCGTCTCCGGCTATTAGTTACGAACGAATTACTCCTAAGCGAGTCGAGGTTACTAAGCCTCTCGCTAACCTATGGGATTTTAACTTCCGAGAGTGGGCGGACGCTCGAGCTATTAAAGCCTTTAATCAAGGCGAGCTTATCGACGTAGTAGCTATCGCTACGAACGCTCGAGGCGGTCGCTACTATATGACGGCTTATAGCTTTAACGAGGGAGCTATCCGCTCTACCTACGGCGTTAACGTAGCCGACGTACGAGATTACGTCTCTCCTGCTCCGATACCAGTACCGCCAGCTCCTACGCCGGAAGTACCAGTACCGCCGACTCCTATCGTATTCGTGCCGCTCGAAAATCCTCGTAAGCTACGTACCGGACGAGATCTCCGAGTAATCGACCTTACGACTAAGACCGAAGTAGGCGACGTTATCGTAGCCGGTACGGATATAGAGATCGTCGATAAGGCTACTCTAGCCGATAATAAAATGTACTTCCGCTCTAAGTGGGCTCAGACGAATAATAAGGTATGGGGCGTACCGGCGGATTCTATGGTCGAACTACCTACCGCTCCGGAAGTACCGGTCGAGCCAGTACCCGAGACTCCGATAGATACCGATCCTACGACGCCAGGAAACGGCGACGTAGAGGTTCGTTTAACTTTAATCGAGACGTTCCTAAAAGCTATTAGCGAGTTCTTCGTAAATATCTTTAAGAACTTCCCTATATTTAAGAAAAAAGGAGAATAAATAGTATGGATAAAAAAGCTTTAATCGAATTAGTAAAGAGCTTCGCTCGCTTTATCTGGTTCGGACTAATCGGTCTCGTAATTACGTTCCTCGGTACGTTAGTTACTAGCGGACAATTAAACGATATTAACGTCGTCTTTAACGGTATGACGATTAACTTATCGTTCCTAATCCTAGCGATTATTACCGGACTCGTTAAGCTTCTCGATAAGTACGTACACGAATCGAAAGCTATCGAGGCGAACGGAATCGCTCCTAGTTTTCTACAAAAGTAGTGTTATAGTAAAGTTGGTAGGCGACTACCACCTAAGACAAAAACGAAACGAAAAGACGGCTCTCGCAGAAGCCGTCTTTTCTTATTCCCTAAAACTAATCCCTTTCGGGTAGGTACGTTAGTACCTAATTTACCCACTAAGTAATCTTAACAGATACCAACTTTATTACCAGTATTTAGCCAGCCTCCGGTAGAACACCAACCGGTAGACTGCCATAGCTTATAAGCGTAGGCTACGTTATTATCCGCTATTACTAACTCCGCCGGACTCGGACGAGAGTATTTATTATTACCGGCTAGGTTAATCTGAAAGCAACCGTACGAATCGTCTCCGGTACTAGGGTTATAGTTATGGATCGACGGATTACGGCTCGACTCTTGGATCATTACCTTAATAGCTCGAGCGTGTTCGCTAGCCGGAAAGATACGTCGGATAGAAGCTTCGCAGTCTCCGCCTCCGGATATAGCCGAAGTAGGAGCGGTCGTATTATGACAGCTACCGTCTTCGTACATTACTTGTACGTTTAGATCGCACTTGTTCGGGTTCGCTTTAATCTTCTCCTCGAGGCTTAATTCGGCGAACGTAGGAGCTTTCGGAGGCTCTAACGGCTTCTCGTCCGTTTTAGCAATACTCGACGATCCTAGAGCCTCTACGGACGTAGAGTTAATACTCTCGGTTTTAGTAACTTCGTTAGTATTTATCTTATCGAGAGGTAGAACGGCGACGGAAAAGATCCCGATAAGAAGTAAAATTATATACTTCATAAGTAGCACTCGCTTATTATATCACTACTTCCGACGGCTAGTCTTAGCTAGCTTCTCGGCGGTATAGGCGGTCGTTAGTATATTTAGTACTCCGACTAATCCGATAGCTACTCCGAGAGCTAATACGATCTGGTCGCTCTGAGAGTGTAGTAAGTAGGTAGCGATACCTAGAGGTACTACGATTAGGATTACTCGTTTAGTCGTCTTAGCGACGAGCTTTACGTTAGCGACGAACTCGCTAGCGAGGAAGTTCTTTACGATTCCCTCGGCTTTTTCGGTTTGTTGTTCTTTTGACATTGGGCTGGTCTCCTTGTCTTGTTTTCGATAACTCCTCGTCCTAGCTAAGTTCCGTTTAGAGTGTCGGTTCGCAACCTGCTTTGCTATCGGCTTGGGCTAGGGGGAGGAGCTATCGAATTGTTAATTTTAGTTTTAGGTTATTTGTTTTCTTTTAACCTACTATGAGTCTATCACGTTAACGCTTGTTTGTCCAGTACTTTAGCTACTTTTAATTAAATAACCTCGGTCGGCGTTTATTATATAGGTAGGCTCTAGGTCGATTAGATCGCCTATAGTTAGGAACTTTAAGAGGATTATAGGAGGCATTACTCGCACTGCTTATAATTATTAGATCCCTTACAGTTATAGCCTCCGATAGCTTTAGGACAGTATCCGGCGTTATGACGCTTCCGGCGGTACTCCTCGTCGGGGAGGGGCTTAAAAAGGTTCGCTATCTTCTTCTTTAGGCTTAGTAGTAGGTTCATATTCGACCGCCTCCTTAGCGGTAATTATTATATCCATACGAGGATTCGCTTTATCGACGGCGACTCCGCTTCCGTCGTGGCTAGCGACGATAGTATAGTTATCGTCGCTTAGTACGTTTAGCTCGACGAGTACGTCTTGTATACCTTCGTAGAGAGCGGAGAGATCGACTTTACCGGTCGTATCCATATAGAAGCGACAAGCTAGGTTAATCGGATAGTCGATCTCGATACTCGGCTTCTGTAGGTTAATCTGCGGAATAGCTTTTTTATGCCACTCTTTATAAGCCTTAGTGTCTACCTTTTTAGGGTAATACTTACCGGTCTTAGTTCGAGCAAGTACTACCGCTTGATTGTTCTTCTTTACCCGAGGTACTCCGAGGATCGTTAGTCGGTACATTTATCGGCTCGCTTTCTTTTTTAGGTTCGCAGTAAGACCAATCGGCGTTACAAGTAATATCGGACGGAGGGTAACAGCCTTTATCTCCGGCGTTCTCGTAGAACGGACATTGTCCGTACGTACCGATATAGCTATCGGGATCTCCGGCTACTACCGGTTTATTAGTAAAGGGGATTCGCTCCGCCGTACCGTCCGCCGCACTTGCCGGCTGTACCGGATTAGGTACGGTTAGGATTATCGCTCCGTAAGCGATTAGCGGACTTACGACCGCTATCGCTAGGAGAGTTAGTTTACTTCTTTTCATTAGATTTTTTCGCTTTCTTCCGGATTCTCCGAAACTTATTTTCGCTTGGTAAGGCTTCGAACTTTAATTTAACTTTATCGAGGGAGCTTCTTAGCTTTCGGGCGACGACTTTTTTCTCCGCCTTTCGCTCCTGCCTCTTTTGCCGACTCCGTATTAAACTGGCCGTCGTGCTTAGGGTAGCTTTTACGCTTAGAGCGAAGCTTACGATAGTAATCAGGATCTTCTCGAGTAAGCTTTTCTTTAATTTTCTTACCGCCATTAGTTGTACCTCCCATTATCTTAGACTCCTCCGCCGACTCTTTTAGTCCGCCTACTTATTCTACCGCCTTTAGCTCCGGCGATACGAGCTAGCTCTCGGTTAGCGTAGAATCCGCCGGTCTTACCTTTTTTACCGCCGATAGCTCCGATACGAGGATAGAAGTCTTCGCCGTGTATTCGCTTGTTTGTCTCTGCGGCTTTCTTACCGCCTAATTTTGTTCCTGCCATTGTTTTAATCTCCTTTACTTGATTTTTTAATAGCCTTAAATATACAATCCCTGTAACCGTCGGAGGTCTCGGGAGTTCGGATCTTGGAATAGCATATCGCCTTTACCGATTAGCTCCTCCGCTCCGGACTCGTCGAGAATAATTCGAGAGTTAACTTCGGAGGTAGTAGCGAACGCTATCTTCGTCGGGATATTCGCCTTAATTAGACCGGTTACTACGTCCGCACTCGGACGCTGGGTAGCTAGTATAAGGTGGATACCGACGGCTCGGGCTTTCTGAGCGATTCGGATTATCGAGGTCTCGACGTCCGGTAGAGCTTCTTCTTTAAGCTCCTTAATTAGACCGGATACGTCTTTCTGAGTAATCTTCTTACCGGCTACGAGCTTCCTAAGAGCGACTCCGTTAATCCGTTCGGTAAACTCTTTAATATCGAGATCTACGTTAGCGGTCTTCTTAGCCGACATCATTAGATCGGCGAACTCGTCGATTAAAACGACGTAGCGAGGGAGCGGAGCGTTCTTAGCGTTATACTCCTCGAGGTTCTTTACTCCGGCTTTAGCTAGGATCTTATAGCGGTCTTCCATTAACTTAACGGCGTAGTCTACTACTTCGATAGCTCCGGCGTTCGTAGTAACGATAGGTCGGTCGAGGTGCTTTAACTTAGCGTAGCTAGCTAGCTCGACTTCTTTAGGGTCGACGAGGATTAGCTTTAGAGCGTCCGGCGAGTTCTGCTTCGTTAGAGCGGTTAGGATTACGTTTAGCATTACGGATTTACCGCTACCGGTAGCTCCGGCTATTAGTAAGTGAGGCATATCGGCGAGGTCTTTATAATGGACCTTACCGAATACGTCGATTCCGATAGGGATATTCGTCGTTCCTTTTTGGAAGTGGCTCTCTACGAGGTCGACTCGCTTCCGGTTCTTAGACGGTACTTCGATACCGACGAGGTTCGTTCCTCGAATCGGAGCTTCGATACGTACGCTCTCCGCTCCTAGAGCTAGAGCTATATCGTTACCGACTCGGGATATTTTAGACATCGGGATACCTCGGCTCGGTTTAAGCGTATACTTCGTAACGCTCGCTCCGACGTAGGTCTCGGACATCTCGACCGGCATAGCGAACTCTTGTAATTTAAAGCGGATCTTCTCCTCGTCCGATAAGTCCTTATTCTCGACTCGCTCGGTAGCGGAGGCGACGTAGTTCTTATCGACGAAAGTCTTTTGAGCTACCTTATGCTTAACGGCTACCGGAGCTTCCGTACCGATAATTCCGAGTCGGAAGCTATCGAACGAGTTTTGTCCGTTAAAGTAGTCGTTAGGGTTCGGTAGGTAGATAGAGGTCGGCGAGCTAATATACTTAGTCGTATCGTTATAGAGCTTATAGAACGTAGCGAAGTCGCCGTAAATCGTTCCCTCTTTAAAGTCGATAACGTAGTCCTGTATCTGCGGAGTATTATCTTTATTCTTAGAGATTTTAACCTCCCTAAAGATAACTCGAGCCGGAGCTTCGCCGAACTTAGCTAGTACGATATGGTAGTCGAACATAGCCTGTAAGAACTTACCGAAGTCTGTTACGCCGGAATCCGTATAGCCTCGGGTAAACTTCCAGTCGATAACTTCTATCTCGCCGAGTTTATTCTTAGAGATTAAGTCGATTTTAGCTTTCGCCGGTAAAGGTAGAGTATTACCGTCTACGGTCGTAATCTCGGTAGTAATCGAGTATTCGACTCCTAGTATCTCGTGATACTGCGGAAGCTCCTCGAAGAAGAATCTAGTAGCTTGTTCGAAGTCTTTAAGTATTTTCTCTTTCGAGCCGGTCTTACCGTAATCTATCTCGGTATGGCTTATAGAGTCGATATAGTCGTATCCGGCTTGGATCGCTTCCTGTTCGCTCTTACCGTTCCCGAAGTACGCCTCGGCTACCTTATGGCAAGCCGTACCGACGACACCGCTAGGGCTCATAGGATCGTCGTAAACTTTAAGGATATACTTCTTCTTAAAGTTTAACGGATTACTTAGTAACGCCGACATACTAGAGTAACTCCAGTAGTCTATTTGTGGTTCCATAGGGCTGGTCTCCTATTTAGTTTATTACTATCTTAGTTTATATCGTAAACGCTTACTTGTAAAGCTTATTTTTTATCGGCTTCTCGGCGAGCTTTAGATTCCTCGAACTTACGAGCGAGCTTCTCTTTAGTAGTCTCGACCGGCTCGGTAGCCTTAGCTTCTTCTTTAGGAGGATCTCCGGCGACCGGCTCGGCTTGCGGAGCTTCGGCTTCGGTAGGTTCTTTCGGAGTTTGATCTACGTCGTCGTCGGCGGTCTCTCCCTCGATTACGTTAGTCTTATCGGACTTACCTTTATCGGAAGCGTCGTCGTCCGTATCTACGATAGATTCCTTATCGTTATCGACGTAGTTATAGCCGTCGCCGTCTATAGAGGCTTGGTCGGCTCGTATAGCTTGCTGTAGGCTCGTAGATAACGCTCCATACTTAGAGATAAGGAGCTTTAGAACGGTCTTCTTGGCCATTACGTCGAACTGGTCTTTCCATAAGCCTGTACCGTATTTAGCGTAGTTCTTAGAGTACTTCTTAGCGTGGTACTGTAATTCGTCGACCGTCATATAAAGCTCTTTTTCGAAGCCGTTATTAAGACGGAAGTACCCGAGGTATCCGATTACCGGTTTAGCGTTACGTTCCTTATCGTCTTGTATAAAGTCGAACTCGACCTCGCCGGAGCGACGATCCGTACCTTTATATTCTCCCTCTCGAACGTCGGAGGAGTTAATTCTCTTAAACTGTCCGGATCGTTGGGCTAGTTGGATAAATCCTTTATAGCCTAGTTGGAACTGGGCGACGTTCTGCCAAGTCTCGACGGTTACTTCGTATTCGCTACCGTCGGATCGCTTACGGATCTCTTTAGTCTTAATCTTATTATTATAGGGGATTATATAAGCGAAGCCGAGATTAGGATCTATCGGTAGCTTCATACTTGCGGCGGTTATTGCCGCTTTAATTACGCTCTCTGGCGGACAGTCTTGTAATACGGAGTTAGTATTAACGACGCTTAGAAGCGACGTAGTAAAGTTACCGGCGTTATCTCCGCCGATACTCTCTCCGATTACTTGCTGTACCGCTCCGGAGCGAATATACGCTTGTAGGCTTACAGTTGGTTTATTAGTCATAAGGGCTGGTCTCCTTTTTTAATGATTACTTATTCTAAGTATATTCCGTAAACGGTTATTTGTAAAGCTAAAGTTTTACTTCCGTATCGTCTTCCCGAATCATACGGTTAGACTCTCGCCACGCCGTACCGGTCTTATCTCGGAAGAACTTATTATTCTTAGCTATCTTACGGCGAAGCTTTCGATTACCGGTTCGATAAGCTATTTGTTCTCTTTCTCTAGGAGTAAGCTCTCTCTCCGGTTCGTCGTCCGGTTTAGCTACTCGTATATCGGTTACTTTACCCATTTAATACCTCGATTATTTTTTAAAGATTATAGCTAGTAGTATAAGCCATAGGAGAAAAGCGATTACGAATACCATTACTCTAGCTCCTCCTCGGCGAATACGTTTAGAACGCCGTCGATAGTACGCCGGTAATACGGACGGTAGCGAATATCCTCTCGAATACCTTTATCGTTAATTCGTCCGTAGACCTGTACCGTATTACTCCGGAAGCTAGAGGTATCGTCGAGAGGAAGCTCGACCTCGATAGTCTCGTTAAGCCGGTAGATAGTTAGTTTAATCATTTAGCCAGCTTACCGCTTTAGGAGCGGACGGAATCTCTCCGCCTAGTTCGGTTTGATTAGGGTTACGAACGGCGTATCCGAGATAGCTATACCACTCCTCCTCGGAGATCTTTCGCTTACGTCGGACGTCCGGATCGGTAGGTAGGTACTTCTTCTCGTCGTTCTGTATCTTAGCTCGGATACGTTTTACGTTATCTTCCCGAGGTAGCTTATAGAGCGATTCGAGGAATATACCGGTCTTATCGCCTCTCGAAGTATTTAGAACGTGATCCGGATAGTATTTAATCCAGATCGCTATAGTTAGCTTAATATCGGAATTACGAGTCTCTTCGACGTCTTTTAGAACGGTCTCGACCATATCTCGAAGTTTAACTTTACTAGGCATTTATTTAGTCTCCTCCCCTCGATATTCCTCGGTAATAGTACGAGGATCTATCTTTAGTTTTTTAAGTATCGGTAATACGTCGACGACTAGATCGCTTCCGTTATAGGTCGCTTTAATCATATTATCGCCGGAACTAAAGTAGTCGGAGTCGTGAGCTTCTAGTAAGTCGCCGAGTTCTCCGATACGAGCCGGATAGATAAAGGCTAGTAATTCGTGTAGCGGTAGCGACGGAATATACGTACAGCGATATTCGTCGACTTGGTTTTTAAGCCAGCGAGCGATACGCTCGATCTCCTCGGCTTCGTATTCTTCTTTAAGAGTAGTCATTATTCCGTAGCCTCCCAGCTCATTAGTAAAATATCGTCGAAGAATCCGAAAATTATCGAGATTAGTATTAGGATTATTAGTACCCAGCCGGCGATAGCTAGGACGTTTATCGTCGTCGATAGTATCCGCTTCCAGAGAGGACGACGGTAGCCGTTATATAGACTATACATAGCAAGCCTCGGCTTCGGCGTCGACCATATTATCGACGTAGGCTTCGACGATAGCGTCTACTTCGTACTGTTCTAATTGTTCGTTACGACAGTCGCCGCAGTAAACGCTATAACTTGGTCCAGGCTCGGTAATACCGTCTCCGCCTACGTCGTACTCGACTTCGGCTAGTTCGTGATCGCACTTAAAGCGAGTATCTCCCTCGATTAGAGTAAAGGAGCTTACCTCGATCTCTTTTATACGTATATTTATTTTATCCACCGGAGCCACCTTATACCTTTTCTTCGATTAAGATGTTACCGACGAGAACGTCGTAGCTACTAGGAGCGACGAGCGGATTAGGAAGTAGTCCGAGGTTCTTACCGTCCTCGTTAACGTAGACCGTACCGGTCGTCTTAATACCGAAGTCTTCCGGTCGAGGTAGGACTTGTATAAAGCCTCCGACGTTAAACTGTAGGGAGTCGAGCGAGAGCTTCTCGGTCTTATATTCCTCTATAGAGCCGTCGGCTTTTAATATTTTGTACTTATACATAGGGCTGGTCTCCTATTAGTTGTTTGTACCTCTAGTATACTACGTTAACGCTTAATTAGTAAAGGACATTATCGCTTAATTGTAATTATAGGGGGTAATAGATTATATTTATTCTGTAGGTAAGAGGCGATTCTATCTCGATAGAGGCGGTTCTGCCGTCCGGCTGGTCTCCGGTCGTCTCCCCTACACTAAGGAAGATATGGAAGATCTAAAAATAGTAGATACCGAGAACGTAGTTTATATCGACGAATACCCCGAACTAGCTAAAAGGGTATGGTTACGACGTTTAGCTCGAGATAGGTCTTTAGGACGTATAGCGAGCCGAGAGTCGGAGCTTAACTTAATTATCTTCCCGACCCCCGATACGCCGGACGGTGCGGCTTAATAGCTATTTACAAGCGGTATTATCCCACGCTATACTAAGCCTTACCTACGTAAATAATCTCTTTATAAGAGAGGGTAGTAGGAAACATTTACGAACAATTCGAAGATATGAAAAAAGGACTCGCTAAAGTCCTAGATTCGTTGGAGGGTATGAAACATTTACTCTTTAATTTTATCCCGAGGAACTTCGTAAGTCAACCCCTAGTAGAACAGAGGTAGACAGGACGCTAGTTAGGCGGACGACCGGAAGCCTCGGAGAGTAACGACTCCTAACTCGCCGGTAAAAGTAAGGTTACTAGGCTTACGAACTAATTAACTCGGCTGGATCGGCTGTAAATAGATCCCTTTATACGATAGTAACGTCGTACCTTAAAAAATATAGAGATTAGTACGGTTCGAATCTATAGTAAGCTTAATAGCTGTCTAGGTTCTAACCGCTCTAGTCTTTATAATAAATTACTCTTTTTGTCTATAGTTACTAAGTAGAATAAGGAATACTCTAAATCTAAGATAAAGCTTGATATTAGAATAAGACCCTATACTATCGGTAAAGTTGTAGTTCCGACGAGTCGTTAATACCCTCCCAGCGTTAGCTAGCCGAAAAAAGGGTTTATTTTACGTTCTTAAAAATATGCTATCATTGTTCTATGACTAAGGAGACCAGTCTATGACTAAGATTAAGTTCGTAAGAGATAACGGAGTAACACTCGCTCCGGTTAAAGATCTCTACCTCTATAAAGATAATCCTCGAGACGTAGAGGCTAAAGACTTCGAACGATTACTCGAACAGATTAAGCTAGGCGAACACTCGACTATGCTAGTTACTACCGAGGGAGAAGTTCTCGGCGGTAATACTCGTCTTCGAGCTTATCAGAAGATCGGTAAAGAGTTCGCTAAGGTCGTTGTCGTAGAGATCGTCGAAGCTGGAGATAGCGTCCATATCGTAGTAGACGGTAAGAAGTCGGAGCGTACGTTCGAGACCGCTAATCAGGCTAAGATCGAGCTAGCCTTATCTCATAACGACTCTATCGGTACTAATAACGAGTTAAAGCTCGCCGAGTTAATGACTCTAAATAAAGTTAATACCGAGGTCTATTCCGTAGCGACTAAGATTACGCCGGTATCCGATATAGTTAACCGCCTTTCGCCGTCCGAAGACGAAGACGCCTCGAAAGAATTAAACGCCGACGACTACTTAAACGAAGATAAAGACTGTATAAACTGTCCTCGTTGCGAGTTCGAAATACCTATAAGCGAGGCTCTAATCGAGAGAGTCCGAGAAATTATAAACGACCGTGAGGGTAATTAGCTTATTCTCCGGTATCGGCGGTAGCTCCGAGGGATACTTAGCCGCAGGAGCGGACGTCCTAGCGTCGGTAGAGTTCCTCGACTACCAAGCTAAGGTATATCGAGATAATCACCCCGAGACGAGGCTCTACGAGGAGGATATTCGAAAGCTCGATCCTCTCGAAATTATTAAAGACCTCGGCTTAAAGGTAGGCGAACTCGACGTCCTCGACGGCTCTCCGCCTTGCTCTAGCTTCTCGGTATCCGGTAAAGGCTCTAAAGGCTGGGGTAAGGCTAAGAGCTACGGTAATAAGACGCAAGTTACGGACGATCTATTCTTCGAGTATATCCGCTTCGTCGACGCTATCCGTCCTAAGTTCTTCGTCGCCGAAAACGTAAAAGGCTTAATCCTCGGTAATAATAAAGCCTACCTAAGCTATATCTTAAAGAGCTTCCCGAAAGAATATAAGATCCGGATCTTCCTACTAAACTCTAAAGACTTCGGAGTACCGCAGAGTCGGAATAGGGTCTTTATTATCGGAGGACGTAAGGATATAGTCGGCGATAACTTCGACCTCGTACTTAAACGCCGGTCTCCGATTACCGCCGGACGAGCTTTAGACGGTATTGTCGCTACGCCGGAGGAGCTAGCCGAAGCCGATATTAAGAAGTATTCGATCTACCCTAAACTTAAAGATCTCGCTATGGGAGAATCCGCTTTTAATCTCGTTAAGGCGAATCCGTACCGTCCGAGTCCTACAATAACCGCTACTATCGGCGGTAAGGGATCTAACGCTCTACATCATTGGGATAATAGACGCTTTACCGTCCGAGAGTTAAAGAGACTACAAGGTCTCCGAGACGACTTTACTTTCGAATCCGTCGACTCTAATCGAGCGAGGGAGGGGATCGGTAGAGCGGTAACTCCGCCGGTAACGGAAGCTATAGCTAATTCTATAAAGGAGATATTAGAAAATGAGTAAGCCAGAAAACGAGCCAGTACACGAAGCGAGCTACGATCTTACGAAGAAGTTTAGCTTCGATTCTATCGAGGGATTCGACGACCATATTAGCCTACATATCCGAGACTACGACCGGCTAGGAGCTACGGTACTCGCTCTCTCCGATTACTTTATTATCGGCGGTAAGCGAGTCTACGATATAGGCTGTTCTACCGGTAAGCTAATCTCCGCTCTCGATACTAAGTACGCCGACCGTAAAGCCGAATACGTCGGTATAGACGTTAATCATAACTTCGCCAAGGACTTCGTAGATACTCCGACGGTAAAGTTTAATAAAGCGGACGTAACGCAAGGCTACGTATTCTCCGAGGCGAGCTTAATCCTATCGCTATTTACGCTACAGTTTATCGACCCTAAAGACCGGCTACGAGTACTCGACTCTATTAGCGATTCTCTCGATACCGGATACGGATTTATCCTAGCCGAAAAAGTTTATCCGGACTCGGCGAACGCCTTTAGGATTCTCGAGGGAGGGTCTACGGATCATAAGTTAGCTCATACTACCGAAGCCGAAGTCGTTAAAAAAGAGCGAGATATTCGGGATATAATGCGACCTTTCGAAGAAGAACTACTCGTCGGCGAGCTTAATAAACGATTCCGCTCGACTACGACGATCTGGTCTTGCTTTAACTTTCGGGCTTATATGTGTATAAAATAGGGGATAAGGTGGATAAATGACTACAGACCAGAAAAACAAACGTAAATATCGTAAGCCTCCGACCGGCTATAAGCTAGGCGACGCTATGCCGGAGTCTCTCCGAGCTATCGGCTTACAATACCGAGAGAGCCTTAATCGTGATAGAATTAGAAAGTCAATAAATAAAGGAGACCAGCATTATGGCAAAAGAACAAACAACCCCTAAAGAAACTCTAGCTCCCGACGAGCCGGTAAAGGTAGAGGAAGCTCCGAAGAAGCCTCAAGCCGTTATTAAAGTCGTCGCTATTAAAGTAGACGAAGAATACACCGAGCCGGAGGGCTGGGTTCTTAAAGAGATCCACTCCGTCGACGTAGAAAGCGGTAAGTTCTTCGGCGTACTCGTTAAGGTACTCGACTATCCTACAGCCGGCGTCCGCTCTAGTAAGCCAGTTAATCTAAAAGGGTAACTATGTTAAAGGACTACTCGACCGGTAGCCTAATATCTATCGCTATGATCGTTTTCTTTTTAAACGTACCTATAGCGTGGATCTTTTACTTCGCCGGTTTATACCTCGTCTCTATGACGGTAGTAAGTATCGGTACGTTCGTCGTATTCGCTATCTTCTACGAATTAGAGAGCCGAGACCGTAGTATCTAAATAGTAGTACAATAAAAGTATGGTAAAGACTACTCCTAAGAAGACTCCGAAAAAAGCACCTGTTAAAAAGGGGTCTTCTAAGAGTGGTCCTAAGAATATAGATTGGTACGAGGCTCGTAAAGATTATCTAGGGGATAGTACTTTAAGCTTCGAAGATATAGCTAAAAAGTACGGTACGTCTAAGACCGCCGTAGGTAATAGAGCTAAAGCCGAAGACTGGACGAATCTTCGACAAGACTTGTACGAACGAGCGTTTACTAAGTTTACCGAGAAGCTCCTCGACGAAAAGAGTTCGGCTAATAACCGACACCTTACCCACTGGCAGAACTTACAGGCGTTAGCGAATAACTCTATCGTCGATCTAGCCGAACGTAACTACGAGCGTAATAAAGCCGGACACCTAATCTTAATCGACGGTAAGCCGATACCTAAGCCTCTTAATACGTTCGTTTTAGAGAAGTTAGCGAAAACATTAAAGATAGCTATAGACGGCGAAAGAGTAGTCCTCGGTCTACCTACGAGCGTCTCGGCTATTACCGACCCGACCGGCGGTAGCGTATGGAGTGGGTTCTCCGATATGGTAAAGGCGGCAGAAAAGGTATTATCAGAAAATGGACAGGAATCAAGCGGAGGCAATACGTAAGCTACGTAAAGCGTCTAAAATATCCCCTCCCTTTTTTAACGAGTGGATACTAGGCGGTAGCTTTTGGTCTAAACAAGAGGAGATTATTCTTTCGGTTCGAGATAACCGTTATACGACCGTTCGAGCTTGCCACGACGTAGGTAAGACGTATATCGCCGCACGTACCGCCTTATGGTTCTTATACTCGCACCCTCAAAGTATCGTCGTCTCTACCGCTCCTACAATGCGACAGGTCGAGAACTTATTATGGAGAGAGCTACGTTCGGCTCACGAAGCTAGCCGACAGCCTCTAGGCGGAGAGCCTTTAAAGACCCGACTCGATATAGCTCCGGACTGGTACGCTATCGGGGCGTCTAGCGGAGATCCGGATAAGCTACAGGGATTCCACGCCTCGAGCGGAGATATTCTTATAATTGTCGACGAAGCCGCAGGAGTTCAAGAGCCAGCGTTCGAAGCTATCGAGGGTATGATGACTTCCGAGTCCGCTCGTATGCTAATGATTGGTAACCCGACCTCCGACTCCGGATCGTTCCGAGAATCACATCATAGCTGGACTCACGCTAATAAAATCCATATCTCGGTATTCGATACGCCGAACTTCGTTAATAACGGTATAAAGGATATTACGGATCTCCGAGAAGCTAACCTCGATAAGATAGAGATTATAAATCCGTACCTCGTCGCTCCTCGCTGGGCTCAAGAGAAAATAGATACTTGGGGAGCAGATTCGCCTATGTTCCAAGCTCGTGTACTCGGTAACTTCCCGAGTCAGTCGGTTAATACGGTTATTCCGCTTAACTACGTAGAGCTAGCCTACGAGAAAGAACACCGAGAGAAGCTCGAGGCTAAAGGTGGTCCGTTACGTATCGGCGTCGACCCTGCTCGCTTCGGTAACGACGAGACCGTTATTACGCCTCGCTACGGCGGTTTTATTCCCGAACAGATGATTAGCTTTAAAGAGGATACGCAAGCTACCGCCGGACGAGTTAAGCAGTTTAACCGTCCTCGACCGGTCTTTATCGGTATCGACGTAGACGGACTCGGAGGCGGTGTATACGATAAGTTAAACGACGATAAGATCGACGGTATCGCCGAGATTTATAACAACGGCAAAGCCTTACCGGACGCTACCGGACTTACGTTCGCTAACCTCGCTAGTCAATTATGGTGGAGAGCTAGAGAATTATTTATCGCCGGAGAGCTAGCTATACCGAAAGATGATAAACTGATAATGCAACTATCTACGAGACGCTATAAGTTTACCGGACGAGGTTTAACCGTCGAATCGAAAGACGATTGGAAAGCTCGTTATAAGGGTAAATCTCCCGACCGAGCGGACTCGCTTATTTACTCACTAGCAGATATACTTAGCACAGAAAGAGAGGCTAAGGCTAGTACCGGACGAGACACTTCTTCGAAAATACGAGAGCGTATGAGAGAATAAAAATAAGGAATATACTATAGATATGAAAATAGGACCAGTAAATATCAACCTCGCAAAGCCTACGCCTCCGAAGACCGGAATCGAAGTAGGTACTTCTACCGTCGGTAACTTACCTAGTCTCCTACAAGGGGAGTTTATCGACGTTAGTAAAATTAAAGTCGCCGACTTTAAGAAAATGCTCGATAACGACGGTACGGTACAAGCTCTCTATAACACTATAGTAATGCCTATTCTCGGTAGTAACTGGTCTATCGAAAGCGACGAAGATACTCCGGACGGTAATACGCAGTCCGAGAAAGTCGAGGCTTGGCTTCGTACTCCGCCACATAAAGGCGGTATGTCTACTCCGTTCGACCTCGTAGTCGCTCAAATGCTACGAGCCGTAGTAGAGGGATACGCCGGATTCGAGAAAGTCCTCGAGATTAAGGACGGTTATATCGTCTTCCGTAAAATCGCTTGGCGAGATCCTACGACTATCGCTATCTTAGCCGACCCTCGGGGCGGTTTTAACGGCTTTAAACAACGAGCCTTTATCGGCGATAAGTACGAAGAAGTACCTATTCCTCTCGAACGAGCCTACCTTTATACCTACGGTAAAGAGTTCCATAACTTAAAAGGTCGCTCCGCTTTTACTGCGGCGTATTCTAGCTACGATAAGAAGCGTCGTCTCTACTACCTATCCGAGCAACAGGCTCAAAGCGACGCTCTAAAGATTAAAGTCGTTACCGGTAAAGAGAAAGCTAATCAGGACGAGCTAGACGCTACCGTAGAAGCGGTCGACGAACTAGGCTTTAAAGCTACCGTCGGTCTACCTCACGGTTATAGCCTTACCGCTCTAAATAACGCTACGGCTATGGATCTCCTACCGTTAATCGAACATCATAACGCCGAAATGGCTCGAAGCGTCCTCGCTATGTTTATACTTCTCGGTACTGGTTCTAAGACCGGTAGCTATAGCCTTAGCCAAGATCAAAGCGACTTCTTTATTCAGGCTTTAATGTCTATCCGAAAGAGCCTCGAGAATCATATTACGAGCTACCTTATTAGCGATCTCTACTCTTATAACTTCGAGAAGCCGGTCTACGGTACGTTTAAGTTCGAAGATATTACCGATTCTACTATCGACCTATTAAAGCAAGTCTTTATTAAGCTAACCGAGAAAGACCGTCTACCGCAAGAAGTAATCGACGGCGTAGTACAGCGAGTCGCCGATAAGCTCGATATAGATCTCGATAATCTCGATAAGGCTACTACCGGTAAAGATACGGAAGTAACCGACGAAGAAGAAGCTAACTCGGACGCTATCGTCGAGAACTCAAAAAAAAAAGAAAGTACGTCGCTAAGTACGGACGGCTGGCGTAGAGACCTTACTCCGGCGGAATCTCGGGTTAATTTTACCGGTATCGAGAAGAAACTTAATAGCCTCGAGAGCGAGTTCGAACGTACGGCTCGACCTATCTACGACGAGATCGTTAATAAGGCTCTCGTAAAGATTAACGATTACCTCGATAACGGTAAGTACGAATCTATTACCGAGAAAAATATCTTCGACGAGAATCTCCGTAATCAGTACGTACGAGCTATTAAAGAGTCCGGTCTCGAAGCCTACGTCTACGGTAAGAACGGAGCGAGCGACGAGCTAGGTAAGAAAGCTCCGGCTACTCCGTCCGACTCTAAGAACTTCTTTAGGGATAATGCTAAGAGCGTAGCCGATAAGCAATTCGCCGACCTACTCTTTAAGGTTAATTCGAAAGTAGCCGAGGGGCGTCGTAAGGATCAACTCGATACGAGCCTCGCTATCGGAGAGATTATCGCCGCAGTTAGCGGAATCTTTAGCGACTTCTATTCTAGCGTTATCGGTCTAACCGCTTCCGCCGTCGTCGCTATGGGCGTTAATAAGGGGCGTAAAGACGTCTTCGAGAAGTATTCCGAGGACGTATACGCTTACCAGTACTCGGCGATCCTAGACGATAAGACCTGTAATATCTGCGACGACCTCGACGGTAAAGTCCTAGACGAAGCCGAATATAAGCGAACTCTATTCGATCCGCCTATACATCATCATTGTCGCTGTATCTGGGTAGCGATACTCGTAGACGAACTAGAGCCTCCGGCTATTACCGGCTTCCCTGTCGCTCCTGGGGGCGTTACCGAGCCTAGCCTCGCTACTAAAAACGGTAAAGACTCTCTCGTAGAAAAACTAAGTCGTAAAGTCGACTTCTATAAGAACGCTCTAGTCGACGATATTCTCGACGAGGAGTTTAAAGAAGATGAGTAGTAACGACGAAGAACTATCTCTAGCGAAAGACGTCGCTCGAAAGGCTAAGGAGCTATCTAAAGAACGAGAAGCTAAGTTACTCGCTACGGTACGAGCGGAGTTCTATAGCCAGTTCGCCGAAGTCCTTAAATCCGGTATCGTCGAAGCCTCTACTTGGCACGTAGGCGAGGGCGTACCGGCTCTCTCGGTAGGTAAAGCGAGCGACTTCTTCCTCGACGCTACTACCGGCGATATTTTCTTTAATAACGGCGGTATCTGGGGTCAAGTCCTTAATATAAAAGGTCGAGACGGTAAGGACGGCGAAGACGGTAGAGACGGTCTCCGAGGGATCGTAGGTCTTAGCGGTAAAGACGGTAAGGACGGACGTAACGGAATCGACGGTAAAAACGGTCGTAACGGACGAGACGGCTTCGACGGAGCTAAGGGTAAAGACGGCAAGAACGGTAAAGACGGATCTTCTACTCGTTGGTTCTCTAAACGAGGTAAGCCGCAGTATAACGTCGGTACTCTAAACGACTTCTATATCGACTCTAGTAACGGTAATTACTACGAAAAAGTCGACTCTATGAACTGGGAGCTTCGAGGTTCTTTACGTGGTCCGACTGGTCCTACCGGTTTTAGCGGAGGCGGATCTTCCGAGGGCGGTAGCGGAGAAGCCGGAGCGGACGGTAGAGAGATCGAGCTACAGTCTAACGCTACGCATTTACAGTGGAGATACGTCGGGGCGGTCTCTTGGACTAACCTCGTAGCTTTATCCGAGATTACCGGACCAGCCGGTACTAATGGTACGAACGGAACTAACGGCTCGCAAGGTATTCAAGGCGAGCAGGGAGAACAAGGCGAGACCGGTCAAGCCGGAGCGGACGCAGATTATAATAAAGTAATAGCCTTAGCTACGGTACTATAAAGGGAGATTATGAAAAAACTTATTACAAACTATACTTTCGATAAGACGGCTAAGACGATTACTTTTAGCGACTACGCTTCTATTAGCCTAGAGCAAGTCCTCGTTATTACGAACGTAACCGACGGAATTATAATTTATAACTTCTGCGAGCCTACCCTCGGCGGTTCGGTAGCGACTAACGTACTTACCCTCGACTACGATACCTCCGCTATGGATAACGCCGACGATCTACAGATATGGGTAGACGTAGAGCTATTAGCTAGCGAAGTTCCCGACAGCGATCACGAAGCCGTAGTAGTTACTCCTCGACCGCAAAACGTACGCCGTATTAGCTTCGCTAAAGCGATCTCTAATAACGTCGATACCGAGTGGGGCGGACTTATCGGATCTATCGCTACCGGACAGGGCGTAAATCAGACCGGCGGTAACTTAGTACTTACTTCCGGTACGACCGCTCGAGCCGAGACTATTATCCGTTCTAACGAGTCCTTTAAGGGAGGCGTCCGACTTCGAGCGAGAAGTACTCTATCGCAACGTATAGCGAATAATAACTTCTTCGTCGAACTCGTAGACGTAATCGGAGACGGACTAGCTTATACGATTAGTTCGGCTACGGCTATCGTCGTAACAATGCCGGCAGGACACGGATTTACGTCGGCTAACGTCGGTCAGTCTATGTATTTAGGCGGATTCGTCGGTACTGGTACGTTCCTTAGCGGACGATACGCAATCGCTTCGGTATCTGGAGATAACGTAACCTTTACCGTCGCCGGATTCGCCGTCGGTTCGGGTACGGTATCCGCTTTCGGCTGGAATTACTACCACCTCCTATACGACGCTACGACAGCTACGCAAGCTAAGTTCGATACGCAACGTCGAGGATACGCTACCGGAGATACGACCGCTACGATAAGTACGACCGCCTCTCCTGGTCATTTAGCTATTATTACCGGTAACGATCTTACGGCTATCTTTAGCGATCAGTTAGTAGCGAGTTCGGCTACGGTTCGTTCTACTATAAGGGCTTCTCGAGACGAGAACGTACCGGACGACGTAGAGCTTAAAGTTCAAATCCGTATGGCTAACGGCTCTACCGCTCCGGCTACTACGACTACGTGGACTATCGGATACGTCTCGGTAAGTAATTACTCGGCTATAGATACGGTCGTACAAGATACCCGACAGACTACGAACTCTCCTATACCGGTCGATATTCTTCGAGCCGTTACTCTAGCGGTAAGCGGATCTCTTACCTCCGCCGGTACGACGACGGCTACTCCGGCTAACGGAACTACCTATAACCTCGTAACTGCCGCTTCTAATAACCTTAGA